GCACTCATGGAAGGTTTCCATGCCAATACTTCCTTATCTATGTAGTCAGGGACATGGACTGGAATTTCATTTTCGACCCAGGTCATATACGCACCCTTGGGGGCAATGACAAGGAGCCTATTTATTTTTCCTTTATTATAAAGTATGCATGCATTATCCAATGCTATCTTGGTCTTTCCTGTTCCCATCTCCGCAAAGACAGCAAAGGATTCCTTATTCCAGCATTTCTTTAACGCATCGCTCTGATGCTCATATGGCTTAGTTTTAAATTTATACATTCTTAATTCTAATGTTGACAAACATTATAGCATGATATATAATGCGAGTCAAGAAATAATAAATGACAGTTTTTGTACCGCAAGTAATGGATTATAATGTTCGCTCGGCTGAGAAGTTTGGTGATTTAAAAATCATGCTTTCCGACAGAAAACAAATGATTTTAGCGTCCGGTCCTTTAACTTTTGAGCTTCAAAAACAATTAAAGGATTTTAATGATAATGACTACTTGCTTTTAATCGGAGATCCTGCTATAATAGGGCTCTGTTGCGCAATTGCATCAGATTTTAATAACGGAAAATTTAAAGTTCTAAAATGGGACCGTAACGATAAGCGGTATTACGACTTAGAAATAGATTTGAGAGGAAAGAATGAATAACTTAATACAAGAAATGGAAAAAGATGCATCAGCCATCCCAGTTAGTGCATTGGGTAGGATTGGGGCAGTGGCAACCGACATTGCAGACACGCAAGAAGAAATATCAAAATTAAAAGAACAATTACAAAAGAAAGAAGACTATGAAAGAAAACTTTCAAGGGAAGTTTTACCAAGTCTTTTTTCTGAAGTTGGATTATCAGAAATAAAATTATCTGATGGCAGAAAAATAAAAGTTTCTGAATACTATACAGCTACTCCTTTAAAAGAGAATAGACCTAAAGTATTCAAATGGTTAAGAGACAACGGATTTGGGGATTTAGTAAAAAACCAAGTCACTTGTAGCTTTGGAAGGAATGAAGAAGAGAAAGCTAGTGGATTACTGTCCCATCTCAATGAGAAGGGATATCAATCTACGCAACGCGAATCGGTCGAACCTTCCACCCTTCGCGCATTCGTCCGTGAACAATATGAAGCAGGTAAGGAACTCCCTATGGATCTTCTTGGCGCTTTTGTTGGTCACAAAACAACAATTAAATCTGAATAGAGGAAATATTAATGTCTAAAACAGAAAAACCTAAAAAAAGTAATGGCGTGGACCTGGCAGTTATTGCACAGGACGCTAAATCTTTGAGCGGCTTCGGCGAGCTTAATCTAGCAAGGGATACAGCTATTCCTTACATTAGCATTTTGCAAACTTCAAGTCCTCAATTAAATCCTTCAAAAGCAGAGTACATAGAAACTGCTAAAGCAGGACAACTGTATAATACAGTAACACAGGAAACCTTTGACGATGTAAAAGTCATTCCTGTTTTCTACCACTTGAGATATGTTGAGTGGAAACCTAGAGAACAAGGTGGCGGATTCATTGCCTCCCACAGTGCTGAAAGTGGCATCATAGGACAAACAAAAAGGGACCCTATGACCAACAAAATGATTCTCCCTACTGGAAATCATATTGTTCAAACAGCCTATCATTATGTTATCATACTTTCTGATAGTGGATACCAAAATGCTGTGATCAGCATGGCTTCAAGTCAGCTTAAAAAAAGCAGACGTTGGAACAGCCTGATGCTGTCACAAAAAATCAAGGGTCCATCTGGGATGTTTACTCCTCCTACATATGCGTTTACTTATAAGTTATCAACTGTAAGTGAATCCAATGACAGGGGAAGTTGGTTTGGATTCCAAGTTGAGAAAGGGGATCAGGTTTCTGATGCTACTATATACGGTGAAAGTAAAGCATTTGCTCAATCCGCTCAAAGCGGAGCTGTAGAAGCAAAGCCGGAAACCCCTAAATTAGTCCAAAAAGATAAACCCGAAACGAATGAAGACATACCTTTTTAGGTGTGTAACTGGAGTTTCGAGTGGTATTTAAAAAATTTAAATCTATATTTGAAGGTTTGGATATAGCTTATGGTCAGCACCAACCGGGAGGTTCGCGTGCTGACGGTAAGCAACAAGGCAAGTCCTATATGGTGACAAAGGAGGTTACGGATGAATTATGGGAAAACCACCTCAAGGGTAAGGGTCCGTCTCTTGGGATTATTCCTATTAGGGCTGATAATACTACTAAGTGGGGATGTATTGATATTGATACTTATCCTTTGGATCATCGCGCGCTCATTAACAAAATCAGAAAATTAGATTTACCTTTGGTTTACTGCAAGTCTAAAAGCGGAGGAGCGCATCTCTTCCTATTCATGCAACAATCAATCGCTTCCAAGCTTGTCAGAAGCAAGCTGACTGACATGGCAGCTACGATCGGCCAGTCCGATTCAGAAGTTTTTCCAAAACAATCAGGAATTCAAATAGAAAAAGGAGACCTAGGTAATTTTTTAAATCTTCCTTATTACAACAGTGACAAGTCAGTGCGCTATGCCATCAAGGATGATGCGACAGCGGCGACTCTGGATGAGTTCTTTGAAATGTATGAGAAGTACGCCGTCAAGGACATTGACAAGACAGGGGCCCAAACGATTAAAGAAGTAATCAAGGACGGTCCTCCGTGCCTGCAGGCGTTATGTTCACAGGGATTTCCCGCAGGAACGAGGAATAACGGCCTGTTCAACATCGGAGTTTATTTAAAGAAATTTGATCCGGACAACTGGGAAAAACTGTTGGAAGAGCATAATCAAACATTCATGAAACCACCACTTGATCACAGGGAGGTCGCCAACGTCGTGAAGGCATTGGATAAAAAAGGATACATGTATAAATGCAAGGATCAACCCATTATTTCCTATTGTAATGTAAATTTGTGCAAGACCAGAAGATACGGGGTTGGAACAGATAATTCATATGTACAAATTCTATCAATAACAATATTAAACACTGAACCTCCCTTATTTATTACAGAAATAATGTCAGATGATCCCAATTCAGACCACAAGGTGCAGCTCACGGCGGAGGAACTGCAGATTCAAACAAAATTTCAGAAGAAGGTAATAGAAGTTGTAAAAACGATGCCTTCTCTGATGAAGAACATCGAATGGCAGAAATATATTAATGGCTTCTTAAAAAAAGCTACCATCATTAATGTTGCCAACGATGGAACTGTGTCCGGTCAATTCTTATCTCACCTCCAGGAGTTTTGCACTGATCGGGCGCAGGCACAAAAGAAAGAGGAGATAACACTGAGAAAGCCGTGGACGGAATGGGTCAACGAGGTGGACGAGAATAAAAAAGAAGTTAAATTGGAACGAACCTATTTCATGTTGAAGGACTTGCATGCCTATCTCATCAGGAACAAGTTCACGCATTACAGCAACACGGGACAGATCATAGCGGAACTGAGAAAGATTAACGGAGTTCAAAGATTTTGGAAACTAAACGGAAGAGGCGTGAACACGTGGGGTGTTCCGTCATTCAAGAAACAAGACACGGAACATGAAATACAGGAGCAGAATGTCATACCGTTCTAAAGAATCTTTAGCATACATCAAAAAAATGAGACCTGTTTGGGATGAAAATTATCGTCAATCCGAGAAAGGATTTTTTCAAGAAACCTGGAGCAATCTGAAGAAGAGTTGTGATAAAGATTCATCTTATCATAAGCATAACAACAGGGCGGTGAAGATTAACAACGGCATAAGAGGAAGAGATCATCTCCTGGAGCTGTGGGAAAAACAGAAGAAACTTCTTGGCGGACCCTATTGTATTTATACCGGAGTTGAGCTTACAACAAAAAAATCAAATGGACAAGGTCACGGAGCGAGAATAAAAACAAACATATCAATAGATCGCGTTGATCCAACTTTACCGTATCAAGAAGACAACATAGTATTTTGCTCATGGGAATTTAATAACAGAAAAAATAATGTCACACCTGATGATTGTAAACGAATACTGGAAGTATATGAGGAGATGAATGCCAGAAGTTAACATCATACTTGGCCCACCCGGCACGGGAAAGACTGAGAACCTACTGAGGATAGTGGACCGGGAACTTAAAAACGGTACTGATCCTTCAGCCATAGCGTTCGTCAGCTTTACAACTAAAGCTACTGATGAAGCCAGGAACAGGGCGAAGATAAAATTTAATTTAACTGATGATGATCTTCCTTATTTCAGCACGCTGCACGCCTTTGGAAAGAGACAGCTGGGTATGACTCATTCAGAAGTTATGGATGCTTATGACTACAAAACATTTGCGGAAGACTATGGAGTGGATCTAAATTTTGTATCGCAGGACTGGGACGACACTGGAATCATAACAACTGATAATAAATTTTTAAGAATAATAAATAAGGCCAGGGTTAAAAAGATGGAAGTCCAGGAATTTTATAATAAATTTAATCTGGACGTAGCGTGGCCTGAACTGTCAAGAGCTTACAGATCCTTGGAAGACTACAAGGAAAAGAATTACAAGCATGACTTCACTGACATGCTCTCAACCTACATTGAATCTGGTCCGGTCCCCAAGCTGGATGTTGTCATCATTGATGAAGCGCAGGACTTGAATAATTTACAATGGGAAATGGCTGAGAAGATGTGGGCGAATGCTAAAAGAGTTTACATAAGTGGGGATGATGACCAGGCCATATTCAGATGGGCAGGCGCTGATGTGGAACACTTGATTAATATGAAAGGCAATGTGGAAGTTTTAAAACAATCCCATAGATGCCCTCAATCAGTTCATAAGATAGCTGCAGACATAGCCAACAGAATACATAATAGAAGAGAAAAGGAATGGCATCCAAGAGACTACAAAGGAGTTCTTAAATTTCATGCCTATCCGGAAGCTGTTAACGTGCGTGAAGGGAACTGGCTGATACTGGCAACATGCAAATACATGTTCAAGGAAATAGAAAATGACCTGCGCATACAAGGACTCCCATATAAAAAGAACAACAAGATGGCTGTTAGAAAAGAACTTTTAAACGCCGTGGATGCCTGGAACAGACTGCATGAGGCCAAGGATGTTTCCTACAAGGATGTTTCAGACATATATGGTCACTTAACTTCCCAGACAGGTGTCGCCAGGGGATATAAGAATTTAAAGTCATTTGAAGGTCAAAACAAGGAGGAGCAATCATATAACATAGAAGATCTGGTGGAACATCACGGACTATTGAAAACAAGTGTTCCTTGGGATGTTGCCTTTGAAAAGATTGGAGACAGGGACAAGGAATATCTACAAGCTTTGGAAAGATTCAATCCAGAGAATTTAACTGCGGATCCTCTTATTAATTTAAGTACAATCCACGTTGCTAAAGGTGGAGAGTGTGACAATGTCATGCTCTTCACTGATATATCAAGAGCCAATCGGGATGAGATGGAAAAGGATTCAGACGATACTAACCGTGTATTCTATGTAGGGATTACACGCGCTAAGAAAGAACTGCATATAATACAACCCCAACAAGAGAGAGGATTCATAATATGAAAAAAGAAGAAATACTGATGAAGGCCGCTGATCTGGTCAGCAACAGCAGGCAGGAGTCACACGGAGATACGTTCAAGAATCATGAGCAGATTGCTGAGTTCTGGAATACATATCTGGATGACAAGCTTAAGCCAATGGCTTCAATAACTCCTGATGAAGTGGCTATGATGCTTGGACTACTTAAAGTGTCCAGATCGCAGGTCGGTAAACACAACATTGATGATTATGTTGACGGAGCTGCATATATGGCGATAGCAGGAGAACTCAAACTTGAACGTGGTGAGATCATGGGGGAAATAACCAGACAACATGTCATGAAACTCAACAAGGAGAGTAAATGACATACGATCTGTTTAACCAAAACATAGTTAAATCAGAATGGTTACACCCGACTGAATTTCCTTCAATGAAAGGAAGAAAGGTAGTGGCTATAGATCTGGAGACGTGTGATACAACCCTGAAGACAATGGGACCGGGATGGCCACGAAAGGTGGGATCAGTCATAGGTATTTCAATATCCAGTGGTGATTTCACAGCCTATTATCCAATTGCTCACCAAGGTGGGGGAAATATGGATGAAAAGAAAGTACTTAAATACATTAAGTCTGTGTGTGAAGACGATTCAATACAAAAAGTGTTTCATAATGCGCAGTATGATATTGGATGGTTATCCACTCTAGACATAGAAGTTAAAGGATATCTCCATGATACCCTGATTGCTTCCGCTTTACTGAATGAGAACAGGTATGCCTATACCTTAAATGCAATGTGTTCGGAGTATCTCGGAGAATGGAAGAATGAGAAGGTATTAAAAGAAAAGGCCGAAGAACTCGGACTGGATTCCAAAGCTGACATGTATAAAATGCATTCATCATTTGTGGGAGAATACGCTGAAGCGGATGCACTACTGACCTACAAGCTTCATGAAAGGCTAATGATAGAAATAGAGAAAGATGCGCTGGAAGGCGTGTATGACATGGAGTGCAGATTAATAAGAGTTATATTTAACATGACCAAGCGTGGCATTAGAATTGATATGACACGGGCTATGGATTTGAAACAAAAGCTGCAAATTAAAGAAAAAAAATATTTAAAAAGAATGAAAGATTTGACTGGAGGAGAAGTACAGCTTTGGTCAGCACGGTCAGTAGCTGACGCATTTGAC